GTCAGGTGGTGCAGTAGGAGCAGCAGTAGTAACAGGATTAACTAATGCTAGATGGGGTTATTGCAACATTGCAACGGCTGGTGGTAACTTTATATCAATGGCTAATGGTGTAGATGCCCCACGTAATTATAATGGCTCTGCATGGTCTACACCTACCATTACAGGGGTAACTTCTACTGATTTGCTAGACCCTATTCTTTATGCTCAACGTCAATTCTTTGTTGGCAAAAATAGTCTTAAAACATGGTATTTACCTGTAAATTCTATTGCAGGAGCAGTTAATTCAGTTGATGTTTCTGCTTTGGCTACTAAAGGCGGTTACATTGTTGCTCACGGCACATGGACTATTGATGCAGGTACAGGCGTTAATGACCACTATGTAATTGTTACATCTAAAGGTCAAGTAATCGTCTATCAAGGCACAGACCCTACAAGCACAACAACATGGGCGATGGTAGGTGTGTGGGATATTGGTTCTCCTGTAGGTCGCAGAAGCATGTATAAATATGCTGGCGATATGCTTTTAATTACGCAAGATGGCGTAGTTCCATTATCAGGTGCTTTGCAATCATCTCGTGTACAACCTAGAGTAGCTATTACAGATAAGATTCAGTACGCTATTTCAGAAGCAGTCACCAATTATGCAAGTAATTTTGGTTGGCAACTTATGTACGTTCCTACAATTAATCAATTGTGGCTAAATGTTCCTATTCAGCAAGGCATTAATCAACAGCAATTTGTAATGAATACCATTACAGGCGCATGGTGCAACTATTCAGGCTGGAACGCTAATTGCATGGAAATGTTTAATGATGAGCCTTATTTTGGTGGCAATGGTTATGTAGCCCATGCTTATAATGGAAATATTGATGATGTAAATAACATTACCGGCACAGCATTACAAGCATTTACAAACTTTGGTAATGCAGGTACTTTAAAACGCTTTACTATGTCACGCCCTATTTTTAGAACTGATGGGCAACCTTCTATATTTGCTGGCGTAAACATTGATTTTAATATTGAAATACCTACAACATCTTTAACTTATACTCCAAGTACCTATGCTAAATGGGATACTGCTATATGGGATGCCTCTACATGGGGCGGTGGATTGTCTGTATTACAAAATTGGCAAGGATTAAATGGTGTTGGTTATTATGGCGCACCTGTTGTAAAAACATCATGCTCTGGTATTCAAGTACATTGGGTGTCTACTGATATTGTTATTGAGGGTGGCGCAATACTATGATGGTTTCTGGTGATGATGTTGCTCATTGGACTATGCAAGGGATTGGGCATTTCACAGAAGGAATGACAGCGGTTGGTTGGGAAAAAGATGGCATCTTAATTGCTGGAACTGCGTTTGAAGATTTTAACAGCAATAATATGTTTGGTCATCAACGCATAAATGCTAATCCTCCTAGAGAGTATTGGTTTCAAGTAGCAAATTACATTTTTAACATTGCTAAAGTAAAACGTTTTACAGCAACAGTTGAAGCAGATAATTATAAAGCAATAAAACTTAACAAGCACATAGGATTTGTCATCGAGGCTACCCTCAAAGATGCAGGTCGTAATGGTGATTTATTAATTATGACTTTATGGCCTGAAAACTGCCGTATGTTAAATTGGAGTAAATAAATGTTTAATAGTAAATTTTTAGGTGTATTAAAACACCCTGGTTACAATGGTGGAAAAGGCGGTTCAGCCCCAGCAACTCCTGATTATACTTCTCTAGCAAAAGAACAAGCAGCAGGTAATTTAGATTTAGCTAAATACACAACAGAAGCTAATCGTGTCAATCAAATAACTCCTTACGGTAATATTACTTATTCTCAATCTCCAGGTACTGTTAATCAATCTGCTTATGACCAAGCATTGCAATCATACAATCAATCATTAGCACATGGTGGTAGAAATAAAGATTTAAAAGCTCCTAATATTGCTGATTTTACTACAGGAAATAACACTTGGACTGCTACACAATCATTAAGCCCTGCTGAACAAAAGATTTTAGAAGCTAATCAAGGTTTAAGTACAGGCAAACTTGGATATGCTCAAGATATATTAAATAAAGCGCAAAATGGACAAAGTGGCGTAGATACATCACAGCTTCCTAGCTATGGCATCAATCCAGGCGAAACATACTCTGATGCTATCATGCGTAGACTTCAGCCACAACAAGCACAAGCTAAACAATCGTTTGATGCTCAAATGGCTAATCAAGGTGTAATGCCAGGCACTCAAGCGTATGACAATGCTTATCGTAACTTCTCACAAGGTCAAAATGACCAATTAACGTCTGCAATTACAGGTGGCATGGGTGTAGGATTACAGGCAAATCAACAAGCCTTTAATCAAGGCATCACTAACATGAATCAGCCAATTAACATGGTTAATGCTTTACAAGGCGGTTCACAAGTAACTAATCCTCAAGGTGTTAATTCAGCCAATATGCCACAAGTTGCCGGCCCTGATTTAACAGGCGCAGCTCAAAATACTTACAATTCACAATTAGCTAATTATAATGCTCAAAATGCAGCATCAGGCAATTTAATGGGTGGATTATTAGGACTTGGTGGAACATTATTATCAGGTGGGGCGTTAGGTGGATTAGGCGCATTAGGTGCTGGTGGCGCAGCAGCAGGTACTGGAATTACAGGATTATCTATGCCTAGTGCATGGGGAGCAATTGGTTCTGACCAAAACATTAAAGAAAATATTAGTAAAATTGGCGCATTTGATAATGGCATTAATATTTACAAATTTGATTACAAGCCTGAATACAAAGATACATGGGGTCACGGCTCACACATTGGCGTTATGGCGCAAGAAGTTGAGAAAGTAATACCTGAAGCTGTAGCTATACATGAAAATGGCTATAAGCTTGTTAATTACGCAATGTTAGGGGCTTAAATATGGACTACAACGCTCAAGACTTAAGCGGAATTCCTGCTGATGATGCTATGGTTCAACTTGAACTTAAACGCAAATTAGCAATGGCTGATGCGTTACGCAATCAAGAAGCCCCTCAAGGTCAAATGGTATCAGGACATTATGTAGCACCTTCATGGACACAAGCATTGGCAGGATTGGCTAATAAATATGTAGCTGGTCAGCAAGAGCAAAATGCGATGAAGCAATATGGCGATTATCAAGCAGCTAAAGCTAAAAAATACGCTGATTTAATGACTAACCTTGAAAAAGGTAAGGAAACAGTTACTACAGATACTACACCTTTTCAAATTCAAATTCCTAATGGCCCAGAATCTACTTCAATGGATAATCTTGGTGGTATGCAACCTATTAACAAAAAAACGATTGACGTGCCAAACACAACAAAAACATCTACATTTAGTCCATATTCTCAACAAGAATACATGGCTAAAGTGTTGCAAGCAATGCCTGAATTTGCACCAAAATTTCTTGAAGCTGATATTGCAAGAAAAGGTCAACAAGAACAATTAAAAGCTCAACATGAATATGATATGTTAATTCATAAACGTGACAGAGGCGAAAAACTTACTGATACAGAAAATGCCAATTTGTTTGAATTGAAAAAATTAGGAATTACAGAAGAGGCAAAAGCTCGTGAAAATGCTTTGACTCGTGGAGTTACTATGCGTGGTCAAGACATGACTAATGCTAATCAACCACCTATTGCTGTTATTGGACAAAATGGTCAGCCAATTTATGTTCCTAGAAATCAAGCAATTGGCCAATCTCCATACAATCAAAATCAAGCAAAGATGACAGAAGACCAAGGTAAAGCAAGTGGTTGGTTAAATCAAGCTAATAATGCTTATGGCAATATGCAAAAAGTTATGTATAAAAGTAATGATGCAGGTCAGCCTTTGCTTGATATAAATGGCAAACCTCAATTAAATTTAAGTGTTATTCAACCTTCTACAAAAGAAGCATTGGCAAATCAATTTGGAGTTGCAGGAGCAGTTCAAAAAGCACCTAGACAACAATTTGTTCAAGCGGCAAGTAGCATGTCAGAAGCATTATTAAGAGCAGCTACAGGTGCTGGTGTAAATGAATC